ATGGTGACACCGATTTCTCAGGTAAAGGCGGAGTAAAATTTGCAGCTACTGAGAAGTTAGGTGTATATGGAGAAGTATCTTTTGCAACTGATGATACTGCTGACACTGCATACGGTACTAAAATAGGTGCCAAGTATAGTTTCTAAATTTAATGGACCGTGGGTAGCAGTTTTATTACTGCTATCCCTTTTCATTTATATTGAATCTTCTCATTTAGAATTTCATAAGAATGAAGTACCGTGCGAAACCACGCAAAACTATTAAACCCACAGTATAGCGGAACTATACATAGGGTAATACAAACATATTATTTAAAACAATGCCTTTTAATACCAATGTTACCACTGGTGGTGTAGTATATGCACCTGGAACTTTTGATTCTGGTAAAGTATTGACTGAAGATTGGGAAACCGATAACGCTGGTTACGGTCCTAAGAGTTCTCAAACTGCAGCATCAAACGTAGGTGATACATTACGTACAGTAACACCTTTGGATGTCCCAATTGCTAAGTACGAGCGTATGATTCTTAAGTATCATATTCATTGGGAACAGAACACTACTGGTAGAGCTAAGTTTAAAATCGACACTCCAACAGTTACAGATATTCATGGAGCTTGGAATGGTCAAGAGCCTGATGGTACTATACTTTCTGGTACCTTCGTTGCTGCTGACCCAACTAAGGATCAGAATATTGCCGGTACTGCTGGATACTTAGAAGCTGAAGCTATTGTTGAGAATGGTTCTGCAAATGGTACTATCTCATTCCAATTCGCACAGTATGCAGACAATGCTGCACCTGCTATTATTAAGCAGGGTTCATTTGTTGAAGTACAAAGATTCTAATATCGATATTAGAGGGGTCACTCCCTCTTCCTGCGGGTATAGTTTAGTGGTAAAACTCTAGTCTTCCAAACTAGGTTCATCGGTTCGAATCCGGTTACCCGCTTTGGCTTTTGGCCCGGTACGCTGGATACCCTTAAGCTGTCTAGACGGTGGGATAGACCACATACAAATATAATAATTAAATTTCAATCGCGATTGAGAGAAGTTAAGTATAAACACTCTCAAAATTAATGGCTAATCTAACTCAATCCGTAGTTGGTACCCTGAATAAGGCTGCAGCAACAACTTCAGCAGCTAACGCTTATGATACCAAATACGGAACCTACCTTAAGCTGTTCTCTGGTGAGCTCTTCAAAGCTTATGAGTCAGCAACGGTAGCAAAAGGAACTGTACAATCTCGCAGCCTAAAGAATGGTAAGAGTATGCAGTTCATCTTTACAGGTCGCATGCAGGCGGCTTACCATACCCCTGGAGAACCAATTCTAGGTAGTGGTGATCCACCAGTAGCAGAGAAGACCATCGTGATGGACGACTTGCTGATATCCTCAGCTTTCGTTTATGATCTCGATGAGACACTTGCTCACTACTCTCTAAGATCTGAAATTTCTGCTAAGATCGGACATGCTCTTGCAGAAGCTTATGACAAAAAAATCTTCCGTACAATTGCACTAGCTGCACGTGAAGCACATCCTATTACTGCATCTCCTGGTCCAGAACCAGGTGGTACTCAGATCCAACTTGGAGCTGGTAACCAGTATAATGCACAAGCACTTGTTGACGGTTTCTTCGAAGCTGCAGCGGTTCTTGATGAAAAGAATGTACCTCAAAATGGACGTACTGCTGTACTAAATCCACGTCAGTACTATGCTCTTGTATCACAAGTAGACACAAATATTCTTAACAGAGATTACGGTAACAGCCAAGGTAACCTAACTTCAGGTCAAGGTCTATACGAAATCGCTGGTATCCAAATCAAGCGTTCTAACAACCTACCATTCTTAGCAGGTACTGTTAACGCTACTCCTGGTGAAAACAATGCTTACAACGGTGACTTCACTAATAGTTGTGGTTTAATTTATCAGAAGGATGCTGCTGGTGTTGTAGAAGCTATTGGTCCTCAAGTCCAAGTTACATCTGGTGACGTTTCTGTAATGTATCAAGGTGATCTAATTGTAGGTCGTCAAGCAATGGGTGTAGGTACCCTTAACCCAGCTGCTGCCATTGAATTCCTTAATACATAAGGAGGTATATTATGTCAGTCAAACCTGGCGTTTGTCAGAAGCAAACAAATACTAGTGGTTATGGTGTAGGTACTGCAAAATCAATCACTAAAAATATGCCCACTCCAATAGAATACGGACGTACCGTAGCTGCTGGTGGGCTAACAGCTCTGAAATACGGAGCTTGCTAAATTAAATTGAATAAATATTATGGCTGCTAATCCCGCAACAGCTGCTGGAAACAATGGTGTTTCTGGAGCAACCGCTGGTACACAGGCATGGCGTAAGTCAGTATCATGTACAGAAGGTGGGACATATTCCCAATCTGCTGTCAAATCAGTGACTAATAATCTAAGATTTGCATACGTGGTACCTGACTGCGACAGTCCTCCAAACCAACGTTAATTATACACAATGGGAGGTCATTTGATCTCCCTCTTTTTTATCTTTCATTATTGAATTATGACATTAAAATCCGATACCGAACTATCCGCAGTTAATTCAATATTGGCAGCAATCGGTCAAGCACCAGTTACATCAATTAACCCTTCAAATCCTGAAACAGCCCTTATTAAACAGATATTAGATGAATCTATATTAGAAACATTATCTGAAGGATGGGTATTTAATACAGAAGATCATTACGATTTAGTTCCTAATGTAAATGATGAGATACTTATTTCAGAAGATATGTTACGTGTAGATATACATGATGATCATATTTATAGATCTGAGGATATAGTTAGAAGAAATGGAAAACTTTATGATAAAGTTGATCATACTTATACGTTTACAGATAAGATTGAAGCTGATATAATATGGTTCTTTCCATTCTATCCTGATCCAGCATCTGGTATTACTTCAGTAGATTATATACCACCAGTATTTAAAAGATATATTATAAATAGATCTGCTACAAAAGCTGCTGTGCGTATGGTCGGTAATCCACAATTGACACAAGCGCTACAACAACAAGAATCTTTATTAAGAGCTTCTTGTTTAGAATATGATTGTAATCAAGGAGATTATTCATACTTTGGTACTCCTCATAATAATTCATATAGATCTTATCAACCTTATCATGCATTACTGGTACGCTAATGTCTTCAATTTCACAAACAATTCCTTATTATATTCAGGGTATATCAGAACAACCAGACCAATTAAAAAAGAGTGGTCAAGTAAGAGACTCAGTTAATGCATTACCAGATGTAACTGATGGTTTAGTTAAACGTCCAGCAGGTGAGTTTCTATCAGTATTAGCTGGTACTAAAGTAGATGGTTCAGGTAATGATTTACAACCTATAATTAAAAATGCATCTGGTGCTAAAATAGATACTAATGTTGAAGCTGCATGGTTCCCTGTAGATCAACCTGAAAAATATATAGGTAGAGTACATACTGATGGTAAGATCCATATGTGGAAAGCTGCAGATGGTGCAGCAATAACTGTAGATGACTTTACCCAAGTATTACAAGCAGGTGGTTGTGGTTGCACTGGTGATCATTATTTAAAACATACTGATCCTGAATCACTTAAATTTTTAACAATCAATGATCATACATTTATAGTTAATAGAGAAAAAACAGTTTCATTATTAGCAACTGATGATTGTAGATATGGTCACCCGCCTAAACCTTTCAATAATACTTTTAAAAACCCTAATCATGGTAGACCTTACGAAGCTTTTATAGAATTAAAGAATGCTAATTATAAAACAGAATACCCTTTAGATATTTCTAGTACTGCAGCTGCTGGTACTGGTACTACTAATACAACAGTTACTAAATTAAAAGCAACATGGGTTGATTATTTTGGTAATCCTCAGAACATGGATGTTAGAAATGTAGGTAGTACAAAATATACATATACAAAAACGTTTACAATTAATCCATCTCCTCAAACTGGTAATTATACTGGCACAACTTCAGCTCAAAGGAATCTTAGATTCAGACTCAAGATGACTGGAATGCCTTATTCAGAAAATGATAAGTATCATTCTGTATATAGATTAGAATGGGATTTATTACATGGAGGATATGGTTGGAAAGTTGGTGATCATTTTCAAGTTAGTATGGGTGATACTGGTTCTACAGGTTATTACAAAGTTCAGGTGTTGGAGACCGATACTTGGAAAAGTACAGCTGATATAGGTATTGTACGACCATGCCCTACTTCTAGTTCAGCTGATCAGATTGTAACTGCTGATAGTATTCTAGAAACATTAATCGATGAAATCGTATTAAAATGTCCTTCTAATTATTTCGTTATAACTAAGATAGGTAATGGAATACATTTACGAGCTAACTATGGTTCTCCTGGTAGTGGATGCCGTACCTGGTCTAAATTTAATATAACTACAACAAAGAATGATAATCTTAATATAATAACAAATGAAGTAAGTGATGTAAGTAAATTACCTAGATTCTGTGCTGATGGTTATTTAGTTAAAGTAGTTAATTCTAAAGAAGATGATGATGATCACTGGTTAAAATTTGTATCTGATACATCAGGTAAAGGTGGCGCAGGTTATTGGGAAGAGACCTATGACCCTTGTTTACCTAATATAGATTTTAATCCATGTACAATGCCTCATAAGCTTGTAAAGATTAATAGCAATAAATTTGAACTTAAAACAATTGATTGGGAACCGAGGAGAGTTGGAGATGAAAATACTAACCCTGAGCCTAGTTTTGTTGGAAGTACTATAAATAATTTATTATTCTTTAGAAATAGATTAGCATTTTTAACTGATGAAAGTGTTTTCTTCTCACAAGCTGGGGATTATTATAACCTTTGGGTAGAATCAGCTATGTCAGTTTCTGACGGCGATCCTATAGATGTATCTACTAGTTCATCTAGACCTGTTACTTTGTATGATGGTATAGAAGTTAATCAAGGTTTATTAGTATTCTCACCATATGAGCAATTCATGGTGACAACAGATGTAGATGCCTTTGCACCTGGAACTGCTAAAATAAATAATTTATCAGCTTTTGATTATAATATAGGTATCAAACCATTCAGTTTAGGAGATTCAATAGGATTTACTAGTAACAGTGGTTCTAAAGGTAGAATGTGGTCGATGTCTAAGATAACAAGAGATCAAGCACCAACTGTAGTAGAACAAAGTAAAACTGTAGCTAATTCATTACCTAGTAATTTATTAACTGCGGCTACATCAAGAGATAATAATATTGTTCTATTATCAGGTTGGGATGGTAACCCTGGTACTAGTTATGCTCCTTGTCCAGATCCTTACAATACTGTATGGGGTTATAGATACTATTCAGATGGACAAAAATTAGTACAAAGTGCTTGGTTTAAATGGGATATGTATGGTAAAGTATTATGGCATGTTATAATGGATAATACTTATTATGCTGTTGTTCATTTTAATGATGAATCTCATTTCTTAGCATTTGATTTAGAAAGGCAAAGTGCTACAAATACTATAAATGATACTAATGTATGTGAACATCATTATGTCTATCTAGATAATGCTAATCCAATTGAATTTATTCAATATGATGCTACAACTAATAGAACTAATTTCTTATTACCTGCTAATCATAAACGTCAACCATCAACACATGGTCAAATAAGTGGAGGATCTCAAGTTGTTTATGGTACAGCTGGTGCGAAAAAAGGTCAGGTAGAAATTGTCGAAGCCTTTACTGCTAATTCAGTTGGTATGGGGTATATACAAGGTGATTGGTCAAGTACAGGGGGATATCTAGGTTTTACTTATGATATGAAAATAGAATTCCCTACTCCTTATTTAAACAAACCTGATGGTTCAATTGATATTGCATCTAATCTCACTTTACATAGAGCAAAGTTTAGTTTAGGTCCGTCTGGGTATTATTCATCAGTTTTAGAACGGAAGGGTAGAGCAGATTATATTGAAGATTATAATTCATCTAGTACTCATACATTTGATTTAAATGCATATAATATATTACTAGATTCAGAAATATCAATACCTATATATGCTTCTAATAAAGATTATAGATTATCTTTAAGAGCAACACACCCAACTCCTTTGACAATATATTCTCAAACTTGGGAAGGGGATTATAACACTAACTATTACCAACGTGCTTAAACACATTCACCCTATTACTAAAGAGGCTGCTATTTTAGTAGCCTCTAATTTACGTTCAGATGATTATATAGAACTTACAGAAGGTCATGGGAAATCACCAGAAGAGGTACCTTTATTAGCTCTTCAAAGTGATTCCTATTACTATAAAACACCTGACGGCAAGATTGCCGCTATGGGTGGGTTCGATAATGATAGAAGAATATGGATGCTATGCACTCCTATCATTGAAGAACGTCCATATACATTTGCAAAAGTTTGCGTTAATTTATTAAACAGTAGATCAGAGGAACTCCTTTGGAATATTGTGGATAAACGTAACAAAACACATTTAAAACTATTAAAATTCTTAGGTTTTAAATTTCTTCGAGAGATCAAACATGGTCCTCACAACTTACCTTTTATAGAATTCTGTCGTATCAAATCTAACTTTTAATGGAGTGAAATTATGTTAAATATGTTTGGAGGTTATAGTGGTCTATTCAGCTTTGGTTTAAAAGCAATAGGAATGCTAGGTGGCTCCAATGAAGATGATGCAAGATATCGTCATGAAATGGCGAAATATAAGCGGGCTTTAATGATGCAAAAAGCTGGAAGAGCTTGGAAGAAACAAAGTTATGCTGCTGCTCTTGATGCTAATTTAGACTCAGCTTCTACTGCTTATAAATCTACTATGAATGAATTTTGGGATGGCTATGGTGAGTTCCAACTAAAACAAGCTCAAATTTATGCTAAAGCAAGGTCAATTAAAGGTAGTGGAGCAGCACGTGGTTTGGTAGGTAGAAGTGCTGAACGTGTAGAAAAGATGGCAATCGCTCAACACTTAACAAAAGGTAAATTATTAGCTGAAAATCAGAAAATAATCGCTTCAAGAGTTAATGCTAAAACTGATGCTATTTGGACTGCTTATAAAAATGCTAATCAGCGAGCTTATGACAAATCTGGATTAGGATTACCAATGTCAACACCAGGTGGAATGCCAGCACGTAGAAGATCTAATAAAGGTTTATTCAGTATATTAGGATTAGCAGGTAATACTATAGCTGGTAATCTTGGTAAAAATCCATTATCTAATCCACTGGAGGATCAGTGGAATAGATCGGGTGGGTCAATTAACCCAAGTGATGTTTACAACAATACACCTGACTCATCATGGCTTCCTCCAGAATATAAGATTGAGCCAGTAGAAGGTCCAGTAGGAGGTTGGGGGGTACCTCCATCTGAACCAGTTCATCCTTATAACCCTTGGGCAATAGACTCACCTCTCTTTCCATCACTTAAATAATTATGGCAGAATTTAAACAACAATACTCCCAACAATTTGGATTAGGAGCTGATGAACATGAGCAAGATTACAATAAAATACAAAGTATTGTAGATGGTGTTGAACTACGTAATGCTGCCCAAAAAGATAAAAATATAGAACAATGGGGGGCATTTTCTACTACTGCTGCAGGTTGGGTTGATACATGGAAAGCTAATAAATCAGAACAGGAATTAGCTGACTTCAAAATTAGAGATTGGATAGGATACCCAAATAGTCCAGAACAACAAGAAATAGATGATAATGATGATGCTCAACTTGATGCATATGGTAAAGCTTCAGGAGAAACATCAGATCAGTTAATAAAACAAGGCGCACCATATACTACAGTTAGTAGAGTAACTGAGATGGGAGGCCAACCATCTTGGGATAGAGCTGTAATAGATGTAAAGCGTAAAATGTCTCGCTATAAAACTGAGGTTTATGGTGCTTTAAAAGATCCTGAAAAAGAATATAGTTTACCAAATGGTGAAACATTTAAATTAAGAGATTTAGATAAGAACACACGAGATGGTAAAGCAAAATGGGCATATGCATTAGCAGTTGAAAGAAGGAAATTTTTTATTAATAATGGATTACATAAATATAATACAAAATTACTTGCACCTTATGCCTTCAATGCAGTACAAAGTGATAATGCATTTTTAGAAGGTAAGGAAGATGCGATTTCTATAGAAGCATCTAAAGAAGCTCGCGATGAAGCATTTGAAGCTAATTTTAAAAATGGTCAATATGATATCAATAAATATTTTGAAACAGTTAAAAGAACTGTAGATGGTAAGAACAACTATTTAGATTATAAAGGTGCTCATGCACATCTACAATCAGAATTATTAGATAAATTTGAAAGGGGTGAGATCACCGAAACTCAAATAGAGAATATTTTAGATACTAAAATTAAAGGTGGGCCATATGATGGTAAAACTTTAAGAGAAGCATTTCCAAATGTTTATGGCACAAACATAGGTATATCTGGTAAAGGTAAAGGTACGTTTATAGCTGCATTACAAAAGTCACAAACTAAAGTTGTACAAAATAATACAGCTGAGAGAAAGATACATGATGATAAAATAAGAACAACTTTAGAGGATCCACAAGCAAGAGCTGCAGCAGCAAAAGAAGCAGGTATATCAGAACAAGAATATTTTGCAAATGAACTAGAAACTATGCATACAATCCCTCCAAGTCTTAAACGATTACATGATAGATTATATGCAGAACCTGCTTCACCTGATGAAGCTTCAAGAGCTGCAGAGTATTTAAATGTTTTATGGGAAGCTAATGAATTACACCCAGAAGATCATGCTGATATTATAAATAGATTACCTGCTAAAGACAGAGAAGAATGGTTTCGAAGAGCTAATACTCAATGGAAAAATAAGAAAACAGGTGCCTATCAAGAACATTTAACTAAAATTATAAATCCAATTAAAAAAAAGTTAGGTGCTATAGAAGTTAACAATCAATTGCAAGCTACTGGAGCTTCTGGAGATGTTATCATAGAATTAGAAAATAAATATAAACAAGAGTTCCTGTCAAATATCAGGGGAAAAAGAAAGGATGATGGAACTTGGGAAAGGCCACCTATGGATGCAGATGAGGCAGCAGAGAAGGCATCAACAACAGTAGTAGAGTATTATAAAAAAGAAGGTGGTGGGCAACTATATATAAAAGGAAAAAGGGAAGAAGGAAGATATCTCAAGATAGTAGCTGGAGAAGGTGCAGATGGTGGAATAGTAATAAATGATTTCCCAAATTTTGATGGAGGGATTAAAGATTTCACCACTGAAAAGACAAAATTTAGTAATACGATTAGAGATCTTCAACTTACTTATGGTGGAACAAAAGTTTCAAAATTTAAAGTTTTAGGTAAATTAATACCATCACTTAGTGAAGACGTATTAAAATCACAAGAACCTTTTGGAGTACGTATAGATGATAAAACTAAATTGGCTGCCCAACAACTACGTATGACACCAACAGATTTAATAAATGCACAACGAAAGTTATACAATCTAGAACCTTTATCAGATAAATTAACACTTAATATTAGTAATAAAGATTATAATAATTTACTATATAATCCTACTCCTAATACATCTACAAGAGCTTTAGCTTCTCATAATAAAGAACAATTTGATCCAACATCAGTACCTGGTGGTTGGGGTTATACATTTGAAACTGTTGTACCAGGTTCAGAGAATATGGCTGCTGCATTAACTGAAGCTATTAATGAAAATTGGGATTTAGTACCAGAAGATATAGATGATTTACAAAATATAATTGAACAAGGTGGTGATTGGAATACTTTATACTCTTTATTAACTGAACAAGGAATAGATGGACATCAATTAAATAAGTGTGCATTTAAATATGGAGTTAAAGATTCAAACGGTTTACCAGTTACTTGTGTACGGCCAACATTACAAATAGCTAACTAATATGGCATACAATCCTTACGAGGAGGAATTCCTAGAAGAAGAAGAGTCACTAGAAGAACTTAATAAAGTTGTAGAAAGTGCCTTAGAACCTGTTGAACAACAGCAGGTTCAACCAATAGAAGGAGAAGAAGATGAAGCTACGGCTGTAACTACTCCTCAAGAAACAGAAACACACCATGAATCAGGTAAAATCAAAGGCACTCGTACTAAGGAGTTTTTAAATACTCAGTTTGAAGAACGAAAAGCTTGGAAAGATTTACCTGAAGGACCAGAGAAAGAAGCAGCTAAAGAAGCTTGGAACATTAAATACTACGGTTCAAAAGATCCAAATATTCTCCAAAGAACAGGTGTTGATTTCTTTGAAAGAGCTAAGGGAACAGATGCTAGTGCAATTGGTGGTTTAGCAGCTGGAGCAGGTCTAATAGATACAGGTACAGATGCATTAAATCTAATACCTGGTGTTAATATACCTAAGCTTCCAGAATTCGAATCTAATGCACTTCAAGGAGTGAGGCAGATATCTGCTTTAATACTACCTATGAGGATGCTTAAAGGTTTAGCAATAGCTAAAGGTACCGCAGTACATAAAGCTGGTGTAGCTCCTCAAAAGGTACAAGCATTAGGTAATAGTAGAGTATTTAAATGGGCTTCTGAAGCTGGTATAGATTTAGGTACAGGTGCTATTGTTGACTATGTATCTAAACAGAATGAGCAAGATGATAACTTAGCTGGGATGTTCAAAAAATGGGCACCTAAAACTTCTCAATTTATACCTAATTCTATAGCTACTTTAGATACAGATTCACCAGATATTAAACGTGCTAAGAATGTTAAAGAAGGTGCTTTACTAGGTTTCTTTGGAAGTTTAATAGAAGGCATGGCTTTATTAGGAAAATCTGGTGGAAGTGTAACTAGAGCTGCTAAAAAGTTTATACCTGAAAATGAATTAGCTAAAAAGAATCTTAAAGAATTAACTTCAGATGAATTTACAAATGTTAAATTCGATGAGAATCCAATTACTGATCAAGTCTTAAGAGCAGAAGCTAGAGCAAATAAAGAGTTAGATAATCTTGGAAATTATCATTTACAAACTGATCCTAATTTTACAGAAGCTAAATTAGGTAGAGATGATGTCTTTGATGCTAATGAATCTAGTGTAAGAGCTGTAGATGCTGATGGTGTCCCAGGAGCAGCTGCTGATAATGCTAGAATCCTTAATGATATAGATACTACTTATGGACGTTTAGGTAATATAGTCACTGAACCTGCATTAAAATTAGGATTAGATCCTACTAATTTATCTAATAGATCTCTTGTTAGAATGGTTGCACAGCAATTAAAGAAAGCTGGACATTTTTCACAACAACTAGCATCAGGTAAAAAACTATCTAATAAATTAATTGATGAATCAGGTGTACGACTAGCTGAAATTCTAAATGATCCTAGGATGCAACCTGGTGAAATGAAATTATTATTAGATGAATTCAGGGTTGATGTTGATGGTATTAAAGCAGTAAATAGACAAGGGAATCAAAGTTTATCAGAAACTATTAAATTATTTAAATCTGAAATTCTTGATATGGATGCAGAGAAAGCTAGAGCTTATCTCCTAACATCTCAAGCTGGTCAAATCTCAGATATAGCAGAAGGTGGTCGTCTAATGGATGGCACTGGAGCTGTAGCTAGAGCACAACATCAGATACTTGATAAACTACAATATTTAATGGTTGAGAAAGGTTTAGCTACATATCAATCTAGAGCACGTAGAACTCATCTAAAAGCTTGGAAACAAGCTGCAGCTACAAATGATCCTGAAATAATGGAAGAAGCTTTAGGTACAATAATGGAAGATGTAAACAATCAACTATTAAAAATTATACCTGAAGCTGAGAAATTCTCTACAACTCTAAGGGGTATAATAGATGAACAGCCAGAATTTCTTAGAACATTTATGTTAGCTAATGAAATGACTGATGGTGATATAGATAGTATGTATAAGTTAAATACTTTTGTACAAAATAAATTAGGTACATTTTCAAAAGCATTTGTTGATGGTAAACCTGATATACCTTCTATATTAAATAGAACACAGATGAGTATAATATTCAACTCAATATTATCTTCATTTGCTACACCTATCAGAGCTTTATATGGTAACCTAGGTGGTCTTATAGGTAAACCAGCATCAGTATTTTCAGGTGCTGTTATGAGAGGTGATGGCCTTGTTCTTAGAAGAGCATTTAATCAATATGCTGCATTTACTGATAGTTTCACAAAAGCAGCAGAACACATGAAAGTTGTCTATAGAAAGGCTGCTACAGATCCTACTTCAATAGGATATATCATGCGTGATGATTTAGCTATAAAAGAAGTTCAAGAATTAGAATTATTAAGAGGTTGGGCTCAAGCTGCTGAAGAGAAAGGGGAATATGGTGCTAGTGCATTATTAACTGTTTTTGAAGAGCAAGATAAATTAGCTAGGCATCCTTGGTTAAGATTTGGTGCTAATAGTATGACAGCATTAGATGGTTTTAATAGAGCTATGTATGCTGCAGCAGAAGCTAAAGGTAGAGCTTTCGATCATTTATTAGAAAGTGGTAGAGAGATAACACCTGAAAGTTTACAACAAGCTTCTGATGAAATATATAAAACTTTCTTTGATGCCAAAGGTATGATTACAGATGAAGCTGTAGACTTTGCAACTAGAGAAAGTGCACTTAACTTAGATAGTGGTTTAGTTAGTGGATTGAATTCTGTTTTAAGAAGAGTTCCAATTTTAAGATCTATCTTTATGTTTCCTAGAACTCAAGCTAATAGTTTAGATATATTCCGTAAATGGAGCCCTGTTGATGCATTACATATAGGACATAAGTTTGAAGGTGATTATGCAGCATTTAATAAGTATTCTTGGCAGAACTACCCAGAAGATGAATTAAAACAATTACTAGCTTCTAAAGGTATTGCTTTTGATTCAAGTGCTGAGATGCAATTTAGGACTAAACAAGCAGAATATAAAGGTCGTGTAGCTATAGGAACTACTACTATAATGGGTGGCTTCTATGCAGCAACACAAGATCGTATTCGTGGTAATGGTAATTGGGATTCTCAAGTACAAGGTGCAAGAAGAGAAGTAAATTGGCAAGCTAAAACATATAAAGGTTGGGACGGTAAATGGTATAGTTATGATTTCTTAGGACCAATAGGAGATCTTTTAGCATTTAGTGCTGACTTAGTGGATAACTTCGATTCTATGTCTACCTCAACTTTTGAGAAGATGGGTCAGAAATTAGCATTTATAATGGGTGCTAGTGTTACTAATAAATCAGTATTACAAAGTTTAGAACCTTTAAATGATATACTAGCAGGTAACCCCGCAGCAGGCGCTAGATGGGCTTCTATGCTAGCTAATGCTTATTTACCCTTAGCTGGGCTTAGAGCCGATTTAACACGCCTTATGGCCCCTATGAAGAGGGAGTATGAGAATGAGGTAGGTGACTTAATAAGAAATAGAAATGGATTCATTGATGTAATTGATCCAGATGGTTCATTACCTTATAAATATAACTTTATAACAGGTAAACCTATAGGTTATCCTTCTAATTGGTGGGCAAGAGTAAATAATGCTATCAATCCTTGGAAAGTTCATGATGGATTATCAGAGGAAGAACAGTTTCTTGTAGATGTTGAGTTTGATTCAAGACCTTATTTCAATAAAAGTCCTGGTGGTGTTGAGTATGATATACATCAAAGAGCTGAATTATATAGTAAAATAGGTGAGCATGGTATTTTCAGAGATGGTTTAAAAGATATAATGCATATTGCTAACTCTTTAAGCTATACAGATAAATTAGGAAATACTTATAATGGTTACACTGAGATAATTACAGCATTAAGACGTGGTAATATCTCTCAAGCAGAAGTAGATAATTCAGAATTTGGTACAATTATACCAAGTATTAATCAACTTTTATCTCAATCTATACGTTTAGCTCAAGCTGAGCTTCATGGAACAGGTCGATTCATAGATATAGATACAGAAGAAGCTTACATTAGACTCAAGAAGAGTGAAACCAGAGCTGGTGATGTAGATTCTGTTCTTGAAATCAATGAAGAACTACAACAATTACAACAACAAGTACAACCAAGGTAAAAAAATATGGCACTTCCTCCAGTTGAATATACAGGTAATGCGTCGAATACAGATTTTACAATTACATTTGGCTATATAAAAGAAGCTGATGTATTAGTGTATGTCTGGGAAGGTGGTACACCATCATGGGTATTAAAAACAAAAGGTACTCATTATAATTTCCATAATCCTACAACAATTAGATTTACAGGTGGAAATATTCCAGCCGCTACACCTGTAACAAATGGTAAAAATATTCGTATTACACGATCTACGGATTATAATACGATAATTCATACATTTTCAGCTGGAACAGCTTTAGATGTTGGTGAATTAAATACAAATAATGATCAAATATTAAAATGTGTACAAGATCTACAAGGTACAGTACTTAGTGGCACAATAACTGGTACACCTGGTGCAACAGGAGCTGCAGGTGCTACAGGTGCAGCAGGTCCAGCAGGTCCAGCAGGAGCTGCGGGTGCTACCGGAGCTACGGGTGCAACAGGCGCAACAGGTGCAACAGGAGCTACAGGTCCAGCTGGTCCTCAAGGTCCAGCAGGTGCTACAGGTGCGACTGGACCAGCAGGTGCAGGAGGTACAGGATTAACATTAGATGCTGATGGTAATTCATCAGGTGGTACTAATGCTGGTGATAGTATTACAGCAAGTAGCGGTACTCATAATACATCCATTGGATATAATACAGGTACTGCAATTACAACTGGTGACTATAATACAGCAGTTGGTTCTGGTGCTTTACTTACAATATCAACAAATGGCAATTGCTCTGCATTAGGATACCAAGCATTAAACCTAGCAACAGGTGCTAATAACACTGGATTAGGTTATCAAGCTGGTAAATCAATAAGTACAGGTGCAAATAATACATGTATAGGTAATGGTGCAGGTGAAACAGGTAGCCCTTCAGGACAAATTACAACAGCTAGTAATACAGTATGTATAGGTAATAGTTCTGTAACAGATTTCTATTGTGCTGATACTTCTATATCATCATCTGACAAAAGAGATAAAACAGATATTAAAGAATTTAATCATGGTTTAGCTTGGATTAAAGATCTAAAACCTGTAACTTATAGATGGGATAAAAGAGATTGGTATGAGAATGGTAAACCTGATGGTACTAAAAAACAAGATAAACTACATCTAGGTTTCTTAGCACAAGAAGCTCTTGAACCTGAGCAACGTGCAGGGTTTGGTAATGGTAGAGATGATATGTTAGTTGTCAATCTCAATGAAGATAGAACTGCATTTGGTATTAAATATGAAAGATTAGTACCTGTTCTAGTAAATGCTATTAAAGAACTATCAGAGAGATTAGAAAAGTTGGAGGGAAAATAAATGACTAAAGTTGTCATTAAAGCAGCTGATGGTGTAGGTGCAGTTGACCTATACCATAATGCTAACCTGAGGTTTGAGACAAATAGTGAAGGCGTCGAAATAACAGGTAAAATGACTTTCGATTCTTCTGTATCTGGTAGAACAATTCGACTTGATGATGATCAAAAACTATTTATTGGTACAGGTCATGATTTAAAACTATGGCATGATGGAGCCCATTCTTATATTCAAGATGAAGGTACTGGTGCATTAAGAATAAGATCTGATAGTGAAGTAGCCATACAAAGTTATGTTAGTTCCACTAACAAAAATATGGCTAAATTTATACCTGATGGTGCTGTAGAACTTTATCATAATGATACAAAGAAGTTTGAAACAACTAGTTCAGGTATTAATATTGGAGGTAATTTAGCTGCTAATCCTTTTGATTACCTAAGATTCGGAGCATCTCAATATGGTGCTGCTGATATCAGACCAGTAAATGAGGGAAGTCATAAAGTTGGACTAGCATTTTATGTTGATGGCACTGCTGATACAACTATAAATCCTACGGAGAAAGTTCGTATCCAAGCAGCCGGAGGTATATCTTTCAACGGGGATACTGCACCGGAGAATGCTTTGGACGACTATGAAGAGGGCTCATGGACAATAACCTTTCCTAATAGTGGTTCTGCTGCGCAAAACAGTTCAGGACATACTAAAGGGAGATACGTAAAAATAGGTTCACTGGTATATGTACACTTCTTTGTTTATTTCGGATCAGGTGGAACTGTACCTCCTAATAATGCAACCGTATTCAAAATGTCTTTACCTTTTAGTACACCAGCTAATCATGCAAATGCCTATTCAAGACATACTTTCACTGTTATGCACCAAGAAATTAAGATGGATAATAGTAGAGAACAAATAGTTGGTTATTTAACACATTCCGATAATGATATGAGGCTCTATGAATGTGGAGATGATCTTACATGGCAAAGCATGAAAAATAGTGGTATGGATAGAACTGCTATGCAAATGTATATTTCTGGTTGTTTCTCAACAGTCTAGACCGTTGCTAAGTCTATAAACTAAGCCATAAACCTGTTTAATTCGGAGAATTTCCCTAAATGAGCTTAACTAAGACAAAAGAAAACGATAAGATTGAAATAGTTAATAGATGGTGTGTTCAGGTTAGGACAGCTACAATTATTAAAGAAGATGGTAAAGAACTTAGCCGTTCATTTGAAAGAAAAGTTTTGAAGCCTGGAATACTTGATGACAGTGATAACCTAGTTAATACAGACCTATCTAAAGAGGACAGCGATGTTCAGGCAATTTGCAATGCTGCGTGGACGGATCAAGTTAAAGCAGACTTTAAAGCATTCTTAATAGAAGCTAAAGACGAAAATATTATTCCGGAATAAAACTTTGTAAATCAACACAATAGGAATTTTAAATGGCAGCAACAGTTAGACCGATTACATTAGGTCGATATTCGGATTCAGTAGATGCTAAAGATGATGAAGTCACATTACTGGATAATAAAAAAATCTATTTAGGTAATAGTAATGATTTAGAAATTTATCATAATGGAACTCATTCTTTCATAGATGAAAAAGGTACAGGTAATTTATATTTAAGTTCAGCAGATGAATTACAATTAAGAAGGTATGCTACTAATGAAAAGTTTATAAGATGTATAGGTGATAGTTCTGTAGAAATCTATCATAATGGCCAAAAAACTTTTGAAACTGTAGAAGGTGGTATTAAGATAACCGGACCAAGTAAAGGTGTCTGTACTAATAATCTAGTTATTAATGGAAATTGTGTAGTAGCCCAACGCGGAACTACATCTAGTACTGCTGATAGTATCGTTGTTGACAGATTTTATCTAGAATCACAAAATAATGATGAAACTCCAACACATGCACAAGTTGATGTTTCAAGTGGAACAACTCCTTACGAATTAGGATTTAGAAAAGCTTGGAAAGTTACAAACGGTAATCAAACAAGTGGCGCTGGTGTAGATGATAGAATACAATTACAGCTTCGTCTTGAAGCACGAAATATAGCAAATAGTGGTTGGCATTATACATCAACTTCTAGTTATATCACCTTACAATTTTGGATTAAATCAAGTGTAGCTCAAAACTTCTATGGATATGTAAAAACAGCAGACGGTACTCAACAAAATTATCCTTTTGAAACTGGTTCATTAACAGCTGATACTTGGACTAAGGTAACAAAAACAATTCCAGGTAATAGTAATATTACTGTTGATAATGATAATGGTGAAGGACTAAGAATTGTATGGTCGATGTTTAAAGGGACAAATAAAACAGATTCTGGGGTTGCTTTAAATACTTGGGCTGCTCATGGCTCTGGAACAGAAATGCCAGATAATACTTCTACATGGTACACAACAGATGATGCAACACTTGAACTTACAGGAGTTCAATTAGAACTTGGTCAAACAGCAAATGATTTCAAATTTGAATCATATGCAGAAACTTTAAGTAAGTGTCAGAGATACTACCAACGTTGGGGTGGTAGTGGTACTGGTGGTGATTATGGGATAAATGGTGGTTATGCTTATGACAATGGGAATAAAACAGCAACAGGATTGAATTTATCTACACCATTAAGAACGGAACCAACAGTAGAAAATATGGCAGCTGGAGGTCATATTTATTCTCAAGGTGCTAATTCTGCAATAAGTAGCGTCCTTGGCGTTGCCTATACTGAAAATAGTAATTGGGTTGCTCTTGCTCTAGCTAACACTAGCGATTTAGGGAATGCTGACTATGCTGCAGCATTGACAAATAATACTAACCAACATATTGGTTTAGATGCGGAGTTATAACCTATGTCTTATCAATTAATTAATAGTGTATTTCCTGATGGAAGCACAAGTCAAACAAAAATTATTAAAAGAAAAGCTGATAATGCTTTTATTCCTATGAATGAAGCTAACAGAGATTATCAAGAATATCTAGAATGGGTAAATGCAGGTAACACACCGGAGGTATCAGACTAATGGCAGCAACAGTTAGGCCAATTACCCTAGGAAGGTATTCAGATTCAGTGGATGCCAAAGATGATGAAGTCACTTTATTAGATAATAAGAAAATATACTTAGGGACAGGTAATGATTTAGAGCTTTATCATGACGGTTCGAATAGTCGTATAAATGATGCAGGTACAGGTAATTTACAACTTCAAGTTGGTGGAACTACTAAATTAGAAGTAACTGGTACAGGAGTTAGCGTTACAGGCGATATAAGTGCAACAGGTTCTGTTTCAGGTACTCTTAGTCCATCAAGTTTAGATTTAGCTGATAATGAAAAGATATTGCTTGGAACAGGCGATGATTTAGAGATATTTCATGATGCATCTGATAGCCTAATAAAAGATACTGGTACAGGATCTCTCAAGATTTGTACAAACGCTTTAAAAATCAATAACGCAGCTAATAATGAAAATTTAATAACTGCTGATGAAAATGGGACTGCTAAACTTTTTTATGATGATTCAGATAAATTAGAAACAACAGCCAGTGGTATAACTATTAGCGGTAATCTTGATCAAAATGGTCATATTTACATGGGAGATAATAATACATTATTTATAGGAGATGGAAATGATATACAAATCTATCATGATGCATCTCATTCATACATCGACCATGGTGGTACTGGTAATCTACATATAAGAGGTAATGGAGCTGATGATATAAAAATACAAGCAAAGAATGGTGAGCAATCAATTATTTGTAATCATGATGGGAATGTTGAATTATACTATGATAATATTAAGAAGTTTGAGACAACTTCAACTGGCGTCAACGTAACTGGTGGTATAAGATTAGGTGGTAATAATGCGGCCAATGAGATGGATGATTATGAGGAAGGAACTTTCACTGCAACACCGCAGAACAGTGTTACTCTTCATGGGACTATTGAAGATTGTTTTTATACAAAAGTAGGTAGATTAGTACACTTACAAGGTCAAATAAGAGTTGATTCTGATAATAGTAATGCTCTGCTTAGAATAAATATACCTTTTGCTGCTGATAATGGACCAGACTCAAGTGGACATGCTGTTGGTGCTCTTAGAACTCATAGTCATGACTATGGTTCAGATCAGAGTTATGGTGTTTTTGTCCTAATTGCCGATGGTTGGACAGATATGAGATTCCAATATAATAAAGATAATGCTGCAAATGAGGCCATTGCAGCTCAATCAGACGCTTATTATTGTTTTTCTATTACATATACAGCAACTTAATTAGACCGCCGCTAAGTCTCTAAACTAAGCCATAAACCTATTTAGCTCGGAGAGCTTCCTTAAATGGCAATAACAAAAACACTAGAGAACGATAAAATAGAAGTCGTTAATAAATGGAATATACAAGTAAGAACTGCATCCGTCATTAAAGAAGATGGTAAAGAACTTACTCGTTCCTTCAGTAGAAAGGTACTTGTACCTGGGACACTAGATGCTAGTGATAACTTAGTAGATACAGATATCAGTGGAGAAGACGCTGACGTTCAGGCAATTGCTAACGCAGCTTGGACAACTCAAATCAAAGCAGACTACAAAGCTTGGCTTATAGCACAAAAGGACTCAATTTAAAATGGCAACTAAAACTTGGCAAATCAACACCCTCGAACGCGAATTAGCCGATGGGTATGTAAAAAAAGTCATCTATCGTGTAAACGGTGAAGATGGTACTTATAAATTCAGAGCTACTGGTGAAGTAGATCTACCAAAACCTGGATC